TAAAACTGCACTAGCAGAGCACCACATAGTTGTCCAATGGAATCTTTGACTGTTACTTGCAATCCATGTACCTAGTGTTTGTACACTGTCGTTTGCAATAACTGAGTATCCAGCAAATAGAAATCCTACGGCCATCCAAACTGTTAACTGATCCATTAAATCCTCTTCTGTTATTATTTCTTTGGCATATAATTAGCAGTAATACCAAATGGTGCTTTAATTTCCTCATTACCGTGAATTACAAATAATGTATCACAGTAATTTTCATCTCCCCAAGATCCCCAAGGATAACCATCAGTAAGTACAACTAATTGATGAGGAGTAATGTCATTGTATTTTAGATGATCCCATATACAATCAAAGTCTGTTCCGCCGCCACCTTGTATTGTATATTCAGACATATCACGGCCATCGTCTGACGTAAAATTATCTTCATTATATACTTTAGTATCAAATGTAATAATTTTAACATTATAAGAATCAAACTGATCTAATGAACCTTGCACAATACCTAAGAAATCTGATAATGTAGTATCCCATATACTACCTGATGCATCAAGTGCAATAACAACATCTAACATCTCACCTGGCAATGTACCAGGAAGAATAGCACCAGTATGCCAACCTTTTCTATTAGGACGCATCCAAGTGTAATCTGATTTTAATGAACTACTAAATTGAATTTGAAATAGTTCACGTAGATCTAAAACAGGCTCAGTAATTGATTTTACAAGACGTTTAATATCACCAGGCACATTATCAGCACCAGCTTTATTTACTGCATCAATAACTGCTTCTTTCCATTCGTTTTTAAGAGCTTTCTTTTCTTCTGCACTAAGTTTCTTAAATTTAGGTTTGTTATTGTTAGTAGATTTACCTTGAGGATCATCTGAACTAGCAGAACCTTCACCATCTAAATCAAGATGTTCGTCAAGTGTATTTTGAATAGCTTCACCACGTTCATATAGTTTGTCATACACTTCATCAGCAGTATGTTTTTCATATTGCTTATCAAGTAAAATAGGAACAGTAGTAATAGCACGGCCAACATTCTCACGAACTAGCATGTTATTAATAATATAGTCACCAGCCATATTCCAAAGATCTGGATTACGACTACCTCGTCTAGTCATGTGTTCAAATATAATATGACCAATTTCATGAGCAAAGCCAAATACCATTTCCTGGTCATCTAGCTTTTGAATAAAATCTGAATTGTAATAAAATTTACGACCATCAGTAGCAATGGTAGAACACCAATCTACTTCTTCTAAAACCAATCTAGCTGACAAAGGTCCCCAAAAAGGATACTTTAGTAGCATAGAAATTCTTGCTTTAATTAACTTATCTTTTGAACTTATATTGGACATGTGTGGCTCCATTTCCTTATTGTTTATACAGTATAGCACCTAATGTATGTAATGTCAACCTATTTCTACCATTATTTTATATTTTTTTAATGGCCTCTAATTTGTCCGTCCCTGTTATGGTAAACAGGTTCTATTGTATCTGGCTTAGATAAATCCCATAACATAGCATCTTCTTCTTTTCTAAACCATATAGTAAGTTTAGTGTAATCATAATCTAATTGTTTTAAATTGTTATCCTTGCACCAGACTTTTAACTTCCATCTAGGTATGTGTTCGGTAGGTCGGTTGGACCAACCCTTTCGTTGTTCGCAGAGCCACTCGCTAACTTCCGAAGATTCAGGGGGTTGATCCAACCATATTGTACGAGCATCTGGGCCATATAACTTATCTGATATAGCCCAGTCTCGAATCCTTTTAGTCATCAGTTAGAAGATGTGCATAACGTTTAAAGAAATCCGGAAAGTTAGACATCTTCTTACGATCAAACACTACTTTATAGTTTTTAAGAACTGTATGGGCACCCATAATCACCATTTCTGGCTCAAAGTTTTCCATACAAAATCCTAACCAATTGTCTGCCGCCTTGTTAAAGGCATCTGATTTACCAGAACGTTTTGCATCTTGGTAACTAGTCCTCAATTCGTAACATAATGAAACTACTAATGCATATGTAGCAGATACTTCTTTGCTTTCAAACTTAGTAACTTTACCACTAAGCACATCTGCTGGATCAGGAAGATCAGCGGCGTGTTTACGGTGAGACATAAATTTAATAGCAAGTCCTTCGCTAACAAGTCCGGAAACCATATCAGTATTAGCTGAATCTGACATTGTGTCATCTAGCATTTCTGATACAAACGTCCAGGTACGAGGAGTAGCAAATGCACGATCATGCATTGTAGGATCAAAGTTATAAAGATCACTTTTAAACTGCTTCAGGTATCCAACTACTTGTGGATGGACTTCATTATCAATAGCCCAAATCTCCCAGTCATCAAAATCAACTCTCAATTCAACATGTAAAAATCTATTAGCCAACGGACTTGGCATACGATAAGTTACACCTTTATCACCAAGTCTATTACCTGCGGCGAGAATAACAACATTCTCAGGAAGAATATAATTACCAACTTTTCGGTTAAGAACTAATTGATAAGCCGCCGCTTGTACTGCTGGAGGAGCACTATTAAGTTCGTCCAAGAATAAAAATACAATATCGTATTCTGCGGCAAGTTCTTTACTTGGAAGTTCGGATGGAGGTGCCCATTTCATTGTATTATCGGTAGATGAATAATACGGGACACCTTTAATATCTGTTGGATCCATTAATGCCATTCGCATATCAATAACTAATGATTTTTCTACTTCACTAGCAACCTGATCTACCATATCAGATTTACCAACACCCGGAGGACCCCATATAAAGATTGGACGTCTTTTTTGGATAGCCCTACGAATAATAGGCTTGCACTCGCTAATTTTTAGAGTGTTTGGTTCATTAACTGTTTGTTCTGCTTGTCCCATTTGGTGGCTCCTCTTTGGGTTAGTTCTAATTATGTTACTACTATAACACCCTTACTGACTAATGTCAACCTCTTTCTGCATATTTTCTGAAATAATTTCTTCTTGTGCAACAACTGGCATAACCATATTAGCCCACATACTTCCAATAATCTCTTGCTTAGACATCGGATTTGGAAGTTCAACAAACTTAACATCTGTCATACCTGCACGAACCAAACTACGAGTTCGTCGCTTGTCATTAGTAAATCGAAGTTTACCGTTACCTTTTTTGCTAGTTGCAAAACCAACAAATTTAAATGTTTCGCCCATAGCAACTTCTTCAATTGCCGCTTCAAGTACCGCTTCAGTAATAAGTTCGTTCATAATAAGCTCCGTTTTAAGTAACCAGTTGAGCCATCCTCAACTGCATTATGTTTATATAATAACACAACGGTCCAGTAATGTCAACCTTTTTCTGACTCTTTTTTAATTTTTCTTTTGCAATAAAATCAATGACTTAGCAAAATCCACAAAAAAACCCGCAAGTTTTATGTACTTGCGGGCCTATTTTAGTTGCTAAATCAGGAGGTAAAACCTATAACCCCTAATAAAACTAAGGGTAATTATGTAGCAGGGTCTTCTTTAGGTGGTTCGATATCACCTTCTGGTCCCATATCTTCAATGTCATATTCCCAGGTATATTCATTTGACCAATCTGGCTCATCTGATTGTATCCACTCTGCACTATCGCCATCATAGCAATAATCTGTTGCACAGTTACCATACATATTGTACTCGTCCCACTCCCATTGAGTAGGTTCCATCCAAACTTGCATACCGGCATCCCAATAAGACTCATCACCGAATCCTTCTGGTTTTGCATGAGTTGGTGTATCTGGATGCATATAATCACCTTCCATTGGTCCTACGAAGTTCATATCATATTCTTCAATTCCGTGAGGTATTTCTTGTAACTTCATTGTTAAATCATTTAATTTACAACTGATTTCGTAAATCATGTCATATACTTCAATTCTTGGATCTATCATAGTTTTAATCTCCTTTAACTACCTTTATCATAACGATTCTATATCATTATACCTATATTTATTGGGATCTAAGAAGTTACCGGAAATTGGACTAGAATTTTGCGAGGTCTCTGACAGCTCTAAGTACGTTAGATAGCATGCCAAAGTTGTTGCTTGCTTTTTCTAATAACTCGTTGTTTGGTCTAGTTGATAAAGCAGATTGCAGAAAAGCTATTTGACCCATTTGACTGTAGTATGTATTAGTTGGCCATTTCTTTTTCTTAATTTCCCAAGCATCAATGAATAGGCATTCCTCACCAATAGCTCGGAGTATTGGTTGTCTAGATTTACCTCTAGGTACCGATTGGGCTTCTAATATTTTAATAGCAACGGTTTCTCTGCCAATGTCGGTGCGTTCAATTGTACGGGCAATAGTAAACACAAGAAAATGTTCTACTTCTGGGTCTAAGTATACAGGAGTAACACTAGTTGCTTCAGTTACTAATTCCCACCCTGCTCTGATGTAAGGGTTCCAGTCTGTCATACTAATATTTAGTTAAATTTTACCTTGACCTAAGGTGCTTAATCCGTTAAGCCATAGTACAATATCGTTGTTTACGAGTCGTACCTCAAGGTAATCAGCTTCTCCAAATAACCTTAGGTAACCAGCACCAATATAATAGGGCCATTCGCAATGACTTTGTAATCCTATTAAATGTCCAGCAGTTAAACGAAATTGTGCAGGTAGTTGAAAAGAATAATGTGTAAAATCATTACGCATCAGATGCCAACCAAAACTAGTAAGCCTTAGTCCCTTTTGTCTGCCCTCTTGATAGTTTTTAAACATACTATACGGAGTGACCTCCGTATTATCCCATATGCCTTGTCGTTTTTCTAAACCAGAATAATGGCCAACTATTTTATTTGCTAGATCCATGCTCGACAATTTTCCTGCCATTTTTTAATTCAATAACTGAAAAATCATTAGCTCTAAATAACTTGTTTAATCTATCTGACAAATTAAATGCATGTCCTGGATTAGAGAAAGAAACCTTCTTATACTTAGGTCCTGGATACGAAACAAGTGAATTTAAAGTTCGCAAATTAATAGGTTTGTCTTTATAAAACACTGCATAGATTGCATCGGCAGAAAGCACTTCTTCTGCTTTATAAGTTGTAGGGTTTGTATATGTTAATAATACTGTCGGTTTAGGTCTGCTCATAGTTATTTCCTCTAACAGTATTTAGCCTATTAATACCGTTAAGTATACTTATAACTTATCCATATACGGAACTTAACCACTCCGAATGATGTTGAGCCTGATCTACTGCTTTCTGCATATCATGTTTACCGCAGAATTTCATAAAATGTATTCCAACTCCAGATTTCTTAGGTACTTGCACTGCTTCTGCAATAGTAGCATCAAGCTCTGCAATAATATTATCTGGTTGCTTATGTAAATCAATAATACTAACATTGCGTTCGTAATCATCTCTAACTACATGTTCAACACCTTCATGATCAGTCCAACGTTGCAACATTAAGTTATTCCACATAAACCCTTTGTTATCTCTATCTGCAAATGCTTCAATAAGACCTACTTTATTTTTAGTACCTTTTGT